GAGCCTTTAGAATCACAAATCCAACAGTGCCAAGGATTTTCCATTTTAGAATTAGTTTCTAAATTAATTTCTAATTTAGGTTTATGATGATTACATAATGGACAATTAAAAGCATAGTTTCCTTTACTTGTAGCTTTTCCCTTACCTAATACGGATTCTAATAATAATAATAAAGCATTATTTTCCATTATAGAAATATAAAGATAGAGTTGTGACAATCCTAACTTATAAATAAGAAAATGTAAAACCTCTTATTGTATTGTATTTATAATTTCTTTTTACAAAACTACATATTGTACCTTTACTTATACCTGTTTTTTCACTACATTCTTTTATACTATTGTATATAATATTAGTTTCATTACATTTTACAGATTTAACTTTTTTACCTATTTTATTTAATGTAATTTTTTTAGATATTTCTTCTCGTTTATTTATCCAAACATTTTTCATCATTTGACTTAAATTATCTTTATGTTCTTGTGTTCTTTTATAAGATAATCCACTACCATTAGTTTTTAAAAATTCACTATGTTCATATCTTTTTTTACCAGTCCAAGCAGGTTTAGATGCTAGTTTAATATTTAATCCGTTTATGTGACTATTATATAACAAAATATAATATTCTTCTCTATTATTAATATCCTTAATAGAGCATTCTTCTAATATTTCAAATAAATGGTTTTCAAAACCATACTTAATTAATGAATTATATATTTTTTTAGATTGAGAACATTGTAATTTTTGATACTCATTCCATCTTCTATCAATATTAATAGATTGACCAATATATATTTTGCCTTTTGGATTTGTTATTTTATATATTCCTACCATGTCAATAAATATATAAAAAATTTACCTAGTATATTAAATAAGATCTTTTTTAAAAAAACGTCCCTGAATATTATCATTAATATAACGTATATTTTCTGGTTCTAAAACACCATATTGAAACAAATACTTACATTCGTAATATGTTAACTCTTTCTTGGATTTACAAATATGAAGTACAGAACGTATAACTCTATCTTTAGGAGTAACTTTTAATAGATCTTTAACTTCTTGAGCAGATCCATAATATGTTTTCCAATCAGATTCTTTAGTAACTTTCTTTTTTGATGGTTTTTTTCCTCGAGCAGTAGGGAGATTTGCTAGTTCTTTTTTACCTAATTTAACATTAGTATTGTGAAAGAAATTTTTCTTACCAATATATTGTCTATTAACATCAAGAAATGAAGTCATGTAAATATAACCTTCATAATCATTAATATTAAAATTTTCATCGTTGATTAAAGTTTCAACGGTAACACTTTCCATAACTTGTAACATAAATTATTTTTATAAACTAACAACCCATATATCTGGATCTATATTATTTTTTACTAATCCAGCTACACGCGTATTTCCTGCTACTAAATCATAATCATCATCTGCAAATTTAACAGCAATAGGCATTTCAATAGTGCCTGATTTAAATGCTTTTTCAAAACGTTGTTTTTTTGGTTCTTCTAAATCTTTAAAATCTAAATTAATATTACCTAAAATATCTTTTATTGTTGAATATTTTATTACCTTACCCTGTTTAGCAAGTTCAATCCATCCTTGTTTTCCCATTTCTTGAAATTCAGGATAACGTTTTGCTTCCATCCATTCCTTTTTAAAATTAGGGTTACTATATTGAATAGTATTATTTATTTCTTTTAATATGTCAATTAATTTAATCATTTTATAAATCGTATTTAACCATAAATGTCATGTCTGTATCTGGTGATATCAGTAATGGTTTTCCAAATTTAGCAACTGCTAATAATTGATTTGAATCATTATATAATCCTAATGTTGTAACATATGGATTAAAAAATGAACCAGTTGCAAAAGAATATAATGAACCACTATCATCAGATTGTAAAGATGGATTATAACTTAAATTAAATTCACTTTCTTTAACAATACATCGTATTTCATTCTCATAAATGATATGTTCATTTTGAAATGATAAATTAAAGGAACCTGAATGTATTACTGATGGCATGTGTATAAATATTATAATTTATGTTTTTGTATTATTAAATTAAATACAACAAAATCCATTAATACTACCAGATGAATTTACAGCATCAACTTTAGTTCCTTCGGGATAATAATAGTATATATCTGGATCAGGTTCTGGTATTGCAAATGAATCAACACATACAGCATTAACATATGTTCCAGCAGCATTATATGAAATACTTCCTGTAGCACCTGCACCAAAACAAGTTTTATAATCAACAACAACAGTATTATTATATGATGCGTTAAGGTCAGTTGATGAAATGAATATAGTATAATATTCACAATTATTAGCACAGGTTGCAGTTGGGGTTGGTGTAGGTGTAGGTGTAGGTGTAGGTGTTGGTGTTGAGGTTGGAGTTGGTGTTGTTGATGGAGTTGGAGTTGGTGTTTGTGTTAATGTTGGAGTTGGTGTTAATGTTGGAGTTGGTGAAATGGTTGGAGTTGGTGTTAAAGTTACTGTAGGTGTTGGAGTTGGTGTTGACGTAGGAGTTGAAGTAGAAGTTGGTGTTGGTGTTGGAGTTGGTGTAGGTGGTTCTACATTTATTTCTTTTAAATTTCCACAACCTGTAGCTATATTTTCTAAAAAAATACTTTTAACATTATCAGAAACAGTTACATATACTCCTAATAATAAAGATGCTTTATCCGCACTACTAGGAGAGGCAGCAATAAGACTATCACTACTTGTAGTATTATAGTAAATATTAAAAGGACCTGGACTTGTACTTGTTGCAGGGTCTAATGTTGTTAAAAATATTTTAGCCATATGTTATAAATATAAAGTTTTAATTATGATGGAGGTGGATTTGATCCACAAGAACTACAATCTGAATCATCATTACATGCTTGAGCCCACCCATTACATAATCCTCCAATTATTCCTGGATCACCGTAAACCGATAATCCATATACAGCACAAAAAGTAATAGTTAGACCAGCACCTGGATATGATACTGTTGGGGTACCTCCTAAACAAGAAGTGTAATAAACTCCATATCCCTCACCACTAAATTCAGTTGTGTTTGTATACGAATAACAAGCACAAGTTGGTGGGGGTGATGTAGGAGTAGGTGTTGGAGTTGATGTTGGAGTTGGTGTTGGTGTAGGTGTTGGTGGAGTACCTGTGCAATCAAAAACATAATCTAAATTTCCCGCTCCCGGACCTGATAAAGTTCCAGGTATGATACAAATACTTTCACCTACCTGAATCACATCATCATAATACCAAATACCTTCACAAGATTGATAAGTAACAGTTTGACTGTCAAACTGATTATTGTAAAATTGTTGACATACCGTTGCTGTTGGTACAGGTGTAGTTGTTGGTATTGGTGTTGGAGCAGGCGTTGGTACAGGTGTTGGTACAGGTGTAGCTGTTGGTATTGGTGTTGGAGCAGGCGTTGGTACAGGTGTTGGTACAGGTGTAGCTGTTGGTATTGGTGTTGGAGCAGGCGTTGGCACAGGTGTTGGTACAGGTGTAGCTGTTGGTATTGGTGTTGGAGCAGGCGTTGGTACAGGTGTTGGTACAGGTGTAGCTGTTGGTATTGGTGTTGGAGCAGGCGTTGGTACAGGTGTTGGTACAGGTGTAGCTGTTGGTATTGGTGTTGGTACAGGTGTTGGTACAGGTGTAGCTGTTGGTATAGGTGTAGCTGTTGGTATAGGTGTAGCTGTTGGTATAGGTGTAGCTGTTGGTATTGGTGTTGGTATAGGTGTAGCTGTTGGTATAGGTGTAGCTGTTGGTATTGGTGTTGGCACAGGTGTAGCTGTTGGCACAGGTGTAGATGTTGGTATAGGTGTAGCTGTTGGTATAGGTGTAGCTGTTGGTACAGGTGTTGGTACCGGTGTTGGCACAGGTGTAGCTGTTGGCACAGGTGTAGCTGTTGGATTAGGTGTTGCTGTTGGAGGTATTGGGGTTACTGTAGGTGTTGGTGTTGGAGTTGGTGTTGTTGTTGGGGGAGGTGTTGGTGAAGGAGTTGGTGTAGGACCAAGCCAAGGTATAGCAGTAAATGTAAATCCACAATCCGGATCAGTAATATCAACTAATATTTTTGCTTTATTACTAATTAAATTACTACATCCATTATTTAAATTAGCTTCAACAGTATAGTATACCTCATAAGTACCAACAGCACTAGCTGTTACACTACCTGTTCCATTTAAACCTATATTAAAATATGATGCTTGACTACCTGATAATATTATTGAGGATGAAACTAAAACTCCACTTCTAGCTATATCATTAGATAAAGGATATATAAGTTTATTAATATCACTTAATTTATAAATATAATAATCATTAACAGCTAGTGGGGGTAAAGGAAACATTAACTGATAATCTGGGTTTGTAATTACTGATATACCTTGTGGGTAAAAAATATTTCCTATATGAACTGATCCAGATGCTATATCATATAAATTGCCATTACCATCATCTTTAACATAATATGCTGATGAAGATAGTTTAAAATTATAAGGTAATATTTGAGAACCATATATATCTTGATTTATAGCTAATACACGAATACCAGCATTAGCACCTGAAGGATAGTTTTCTATAAAAGCAGGATTTTCATTATATACAAAATATGAATTTGTAGGTCTTTGGGAAGAAGCAGATTCATAAAATAATGAAACAGATAGAGATTGTGTATTTAATGTTTCTCCATTATATGATTGATAAAATAAATGATTTATTGAATCATATACTAATCTTTCATATTGATCTTCAGTTACAGGATCTGTCCAGGTATCAAAACTACTTGTTAAATTAGTGCCTTTATATATAGTAAAATAAGAACCACTTGAAGGATAACACTGGTTTACAGACCACTGTTTATTAGCAATATACGGTGATAACGTAACATCAGATGATTTTAATTTTTTGAATGAAGACATACATATTAATAATCTAACTTAACGCGGATAAGTGCTTCTTTAGTAAAATCCTTTACTAATGGTTTTGATAATTTAGCTACTGCTAATAATTCATTAGAATCATTATACATACCTACTGTAGTGATAAATGTTTGTGGATTATTAATTAAAGTTGTATATAATATATTACCATTATCATCTATAATTGATGGATTTGTAGTATAATTAAAATCACTATTTTTTACTCTTGTAAAGAAATAACGAGATGATACAGTTTCTGATGATTGTAGTGTAAAACTACCAGATACTGAACCAGAAACTATTGATGTAAATAGTTTTAAATGATTATTAACTGAAGATGTTGCTTGAGATGGTGTTGTTATATATTGACTTAATGTTCCACTAGCATTTAAAATCATAACACCTAAATCAGGTAATACCATACCATAGTATGTGGTAGCAGCACTTGATGTAAAAGCATTACCATTACTTCCACTAATGATATAATATACTCTATTTTCTCCAATAAAACGAGTTAAATTAGTAGTATTACTATCATCTGTTAATCTTATATAACTACTACCACTAGCTAAAATTAAATTTAGTGATCCAGGTTGTAATGATTCTTTATATCTTGCTCTAGAAATATTTACAATATATATATCATTAGCTGTTGTAACACCTCCATCAAAACTAAAATTAGTTGTTTCAGTTCCATAAACTAAATTTCTATATTGACCATAAACAATTCGTGATGGTGAGTATCCACTTACTGTAGGGTTAATTGGAGCTGAACCTGAACCACTAATGTTACCATATTGAATATCAAATTGAACACTTGAACCAGTAGCAGTGGTTGAAGATTGATATACATCTAAATAATATTCGGTATAGCTACTAGCTGTAAAAAATTGCCCAAAATATAAACTATTATTATCTCCACTCCATAAACCTCTAACTACGGTTTCGGCACTTATTACTGAATCTTCAGTGTTATATCTTACAAATGACATATTTTCTTTTTAATTATGTTGTTGATACTTTTTGTATATTTAATGGAATTGTTACTCTTGCTCCGCTATCTCTACCAATAAATGTTATTGTAGTAGTTAATGTAGTTAACGTTGTTCCAAATAAAGTATTAATTGTTGTACCGGTTAAGGTAAACGATGTACCTATTTGACTTAACGATAATACGGTGCCAGTAGTGGTATTTAAATCGGTAGTACCTAAAGTAGTTGTATTAATACCTGTACCTTGGAAAGATGATAATAATCTACTATCTGCTACTGTTACAATATACCCATTTGCTTCAAAAGTACTTGTAGCACCTAAGTAATTTAGGGTTTGAGGAGTAATAGTTAATGAAGCACCTTGTTTTAAAATAATACTGCTATATCCTACATTAATAACAGGTAATCTACTAGTACCACGTGGTAAAGTTACTAATTTATATCTCATTATTTGAGATTCATTAGGAAATGCTTCAATTACTGGCATAGCTTCAATAGCTTCACCATAAAATGCAGATCCAGATGGTTGATTTGGATTATATAATGTATAATCTACTTCATCATCTGCTAATGAAAATTGTGTTATTTGGAAAGATCCATCATTACGTGCTAATAATTCACGTCCTTTTGTAGTAAGGATAGCGTCTACTGTTACTGTGCTTGGGTTTAATATTGCCATATTATTTTATGTATATGATATAAATATATTAGAATTAAATTTCTCCACCATCTATAGTGTTAATACTATTTACTTCTGTTGTTTGTTGTTCATTTATTAATTTTTGTTTTACTTCTCTTGTAATTGTATCTATATTAGCTAAAACTTCAGGAGATAAATTATCTGGTAGTATAAATCCATAAGATGTTTTACCTGATCTTTTTTTATATACTATAGAAGCATTGGTTTCATCTTTAATTCTTGTTAATATTAAGAATTTGTTTAATGTATTATTAAATATATTATCTTTTGTTGTTGAGGATAATGGTAAATCTAAAGTCATTATTAACTCACCACTTTCAACACGTAAACTTAATACTCTATATTCTACATAAGTACCATCATTTAAATATAATAATATTATATCAAATGGTTTAATGGTAAATGGATAATCTACATCCCCATAGATTGGATACAATGAATTTTGAGATAAACCTAATGGGTTTGGGGTAAATATATAACCATTATCATATAAATCAGTTATACCTGAAGTTAGTTTTAATTCATTATTTATTGAAGATGTTTTTAAATATGGGCAAGTTACAGAAACATATCCTATTGAAGGAGTTAAAGATGATACTGTTAGATTACCAGCAGATATTGATGCAGTAAAATCATTAGTAGTAGAATTTAATTGTACTAATTTAAATACTATACTTTCACCAACAATTAAATCAAATGTTGTAGATAATGTAAAAGAGTCTGAAAATGATGTATAAGCCATTATTTTTTATATTTTAAATAGGACATGATAGTCCTGTTGGATTTCCTAATAATCCTATTGAAGAAATATCATATATTGTATTACCATATGTTGGATTTTCAACTATATAGCTTTTATTCATTAATGCAGTTCCTATTGTATCCGTATAAATAACAGTAATACCAGGTTGTAATGTAGGTGTTGATAAAAATAAACCTGCTATAGTTGCACCTGTCATAGTATCACAAACATTTAGAGGAGTAAAGCCACCAATATATGCTAATGTCATTGGGTATACAGAATTAATTGTACTAAAAGTTTTTTGAATTGAGGTAATTAATGTATTTCTAGTTGAACCACTTGCCCAGGCTTGTAAAGCAAATGTAGTTGAGTTTAATGTATTTGCATTTAATGTTATATCAAAATTAAAAGATGATTGTATTGTATGTGTTCCTAATTCTTGTATAGAATATGATGGAAAATTAGTATTTGTAGCTCCACCTGGAGAAAAATATGCTCCTCCCTGTATAACATTATTGAATAAGTTAGAAACAATATATACGGATCCAGATGATTTTAATGGATATTGATTTGTATCACTCCCACTGATGAAAAATGGAGATAAAGTATTATTAGCTGTAGCTAAATAAGATGATGGGTTATTTAAATTTTCAAAATATGAAACATTACTAGTACAAGATCCAGTACCATAAAAAATAGGAGAATATGAATATCCACTATCAAATATTGGTTTATTCCCTTCAGTTAATTTTTGATTACTAAACTTTTTATTATCAAATAATGAAACATCTAAAGTATTATAAGATTTAAATGTATTTTGAATTTCTTCCCAATGTTGGTTTTGTTGGTTTAATTCAGTTAAATTACCAAATTCATCAACTAAATATTTTATTGATACATTATTTCGTAATGGTAAATAAGAACTACTTTCTATTTGGGTAAATAAACCAATTTTTCTAACATAATGATCAATAACAGCTGTTTTTCCATATGATTTATCTCCATATATTGAAGTAAAATCATCAGAACTAGTGTATGAAGAACTAGTGTATGTATTATATTTTAAACTAATTAATTTAGAACCTTCATGTCTTGAAGTTTGATATGATTTTAAAGATAGATATGAATCTTGTAATTGTACTGGAGTTAGTAGACTTGATGTAGTACCATATATTGGTTCATATAATTTTCTATAATCAGATATTAAACTAGAAGTTACATTATTTAATAATACATTATATTCAGAATGATTAAATCTATTTAAGCTTAAACTATCTTCTATTGTATTTTGAGAATTATATGAACTTGTATCTCCTAAATAAGGATTAAAATTAGCAGGAATAAAATAAGAATTATATATATCTATTTGACTACCACTTAATTCACCATTGTAATAAGCTGCTTTATCCCCAGGGAGATTATTATATAAAGTTCCGTATTGAGCACTAATAGATGAAGATTGGTATTCAGCTGTATATACTTCTTGGTTTGCAAAAATAGGTTGTGCATATGATATTTTATTACGTTCTAAAACTGGTGAATCTATTGTTATACCTGTTGATAAGCTAGTTCGAGCAGGAATAAAATCCTCCATCATTTTAAATAAAGCATTATCAAAAAATTGAATTAACCTAATAAATCCATTATAATCCATATATGAACCAGTAAATGGAGCAAAATATATATTACGTTGTTCTATTAAATCAGGATATGTTGTACTATATTGTTGTCTAGGATCTCCAATATAATCATCTAAAACAAATGTTGGGTTTGCAATTGATATTGAAGTAGATACATAAGTATCTATTTGTGATTGAGGTGAAAAAGATACATCTAAATAATGCAAATCATCATCTATAAATTGTGTAGATGAAGTAGGAAATGTTTGTAATGATACAAAAGGAGACAATACACTCCCTGTTATTCCATTATCTATTACTCTTACTTTATCATTATTATATCCTTTAAGTAATTGAGATTTTGTACCCCCACCATATTCTTTAGAATTTAATATACTACCAGTAATACCAAATATATTAATTAATCCTTCAACACCCTTAACAGTACCTTTATTTTTTACTAAATATGGTAAATTATGATAAATTCTTTTATATATTTCAGATAATAAATCTTTACGAGGAATATTATTTAAATAACTTCCTGTTGGTGAAAAATTATTATCAAAATTAGCAGATCCTGAATCATATCCTACTAAAAATTGATTTAAATCTTCTCCACCTTGAGAATTATATAATTTAACACCATATGATTTTAAAACATAATATACCAAATCTTTAGATACACCTTGTTCTAAATTATTATTAGCTAAATTAATGTCTGTAACTGCTTTTAAGAAAATCCAAATATTATCAAAATATTGACCCATCATATTTAAGAATATCAAATATTCATTATTATCAGGATCATCAATAATAAAAGATGGTACAGAATTTTGTAAATTATTTACATTATTTTCATCATATGTTGTTGCTACATTAATATAATTGTTATACCATGTAGCAGATGATGAAGTAGTTGCTAAAACATATGGTAATGTAGATGTTGTTTTAGGCCATGTGTATGAACTAGATTCAAAATACAAATAATATTCAAAACCATCAAATTGAGAAATTAAACTATTTATATTATTAACAGATGATGTTATTTCTAAAGATAAACTACTAGTAGTAGTAACATACGGAGTATATGAAGATATTATATTATTATAATCTTGTATTTGTTTTGCTTTAGTATAAAAATTTTGTAATCTTTGTTTTACAGAACCAAAAAACGAAAATTCTGAAAAATCAGTATAATCTACATTAATATCAATACTTTGAGTATTTAATAAATTTAATATTTTACTATATGAAGAACTTTGTATTGATTTTAAATTATTTAATAATTGATCTTGATTTTGATATGTTGTTGATATTGTTCCTTGTTGACTTAAAGTAATATTAAAATTAGGTCCTCTTAATTGCGAACCTGTTGGTGGAGTAATTAAAGTATCTAAATTAATATTAAAAACATATGGATCTACTTTTTCATCAACAACCCATAATTGAGTTTTTTCAGTAATATTATTAGGAAGAGGTTCGTATAATTTAAATAATATTTCATACCCAGTATCTAATTTATTTAAAGCAACGTTAACAGATAATACTTGTTGATTATTACCAAAATTTAATAAATAATCTACAAAATATACAGAACCACTAATTTCTGATACTAGGGAATTAAATCCTTCTTCTATTTCATTATTAGTTAATACAGTAGATATTACACTTATTTCAGTTCTATTAGAAGATATTTCTTTAATAAATAATTCTGCGGCT